CGTCCTTTTAGTTTTGAGAACTCATGTGTGTTACACTTGACACATGCGTACTGACCGGTTTTAAGCCCCGTGGGGGCAGGCTACTTCATCTGAGTCAGCCTTGGGATCGGACTAACTAAGTGTGGGCTCACTGTTGGGCCCCAACACTAGCTACCCTTCCTACAAACCTTTAGCATCACAACGTGACGACGTGGTTGAGCCCGAAGGCTCAGTGGCACGTCAGAGGCGTCGACATAAGGAATGCACACAGTACCGAAACATCGGCCTTTCTCCTGTGGCTGTCAACGTCGCCTGTCACAATGTTCTAGCACCTTCAGCCTTGCTCCTAGAGGGAGCCTTTCTTCACACGCTCTTGGCGAAGTGGCGGTCACCATCCTACCACAACGCGAGTTTGCGCAGTGCGACGCTGGTTGCATTTCACCATCCCGACGATAGACCAGGGGGAGGTGCGCATGCCCAACGTGGTGCTTTGGTCTTCACGATCGACAGCTTGGTCTGCAGAAATTCGACGAATCTCTAATCCCGTCTAAACGTAACACGCATGCTTACCGGTAGCTGCCGGCTGCGTGAAAGCGTCCTTTGCCATTCAAGAGGAACCGCCGAGTGTTTGCCCGGGCCGGAGCGCCATCCTAGACACTGAGTGAGTTTGGAGACTCGTCCCTTTCACTTCAGTTGGTTTCGGAAAATCTGGCGATCAACTCCGTCTTCTGTGCACCGCACTTGCGGGACAGGTTCCGTCTGCAGGCCGCGTGTTTGCGCAGCCAGGACTCTTTTCGCTCGACCTTATCAGATGAAGGACCCAGCGGATCATTTGGTGGGTAGCCACGCTGAAAAAAAGAAACAGCGCAACATCCACTTGAAACGCGTCGCCAAGTTGCCAACTTGCACGACGTCGAGTTGCGATCTAATAGCCTGTGCTTTTACACAGACCACGCACTCGGGTGAACGCAAGCTCACCTCCTATCGTATTCATTGCTTCACTACTCCCCGCCTTACCAGGGCTTTGGTTAAGTTTCCCAGTAGGCGGATTCGAGAGTTAGCTTAGCATTAGGGGTTGCGAGTGGTGTCTGCATCAATTTCGGCTAGCTTACGCCAGCCGGGACGAAAGAATCCATCAATGGTCTCTTGAGTTGTAGTTGGATCTTCCGCCACTTCGCGAAGTCAGCGGCTTCCTCGTCTGTGAGTATCACGACAGCGCCGTCTTCAGAAACGGTGACCCCAGGAGAAAGCTTTCGCTCTTCCTTCTCGTCCCGCTTGACTTCCTTTGTTTCTGTCGGTGCCAGTTTAAAAGCTGGCGAGGTTGTCTTCCCCTCACGCGCCGAAAGCGACAGTACCGACTTTTCCTCGCTCGGTGCAGTGACCAATGATGGTTTGTGCACCTCCTTGTTGAGGTAACCGAGCAACAGCTTCACTGCCTCTGGCTCCATCCCTGGAATCTTTGGCAACACTGAGAGATTGTGAGCAAATTTGTAAGGCAGATTGAAAGCCATGAACCAGATGACCGCTCCAGTAGTAGCGGTCGATGAGCCACCTGTTCCCGTGGTCCATGTTCCCGTGAGTGCAAGACGACCTGCACCCGGGCCCACGAGGCCCACGCAGGAATACCGTTGGTTGTTGGTTGCGTTTGTCCCCCCATTCGTGTTGAAATTGCTGGAAGGACGGTCTGTTGCCCATGAAAAGAAACCGCTTTGTGACGTACCCGTTCCGAGGTCACTCACAGTGTTTGGAACCACAGTGTAGTAAATGAGGGCCCCATTTTCAGCGAGCTCAGCTGATGGACTGTGAATGTGGACACATGTTGAGTCCGCACTGACATAGTCAAAGTAGAGCTCGAGGTCATCGAATGGTGTTCCGGGCCAGGGTTGTGAGCCAATGTCCGTGAATCCCACATCAGCCCATTTGGTGGTCGCCCCCCCATCCGGTAAACTGAAAGGGTTGCCGTAACCGACCCCATTCGGAACGGCAAACTTTCCGACTGACATCAAGGTGTCGGTTGGGCCCTCGCCGTCATCCTCATCATTTGCAACCTCACATTCCAGTGTGTAGATCATGAGGAGTTCACCCAGAGCCACTGGTAACGTTTGTGTGAACGCGCCGTTTGTGCCTGAGCAATTGACAGTCTTGGACACCATGAGCAGCAGCTGGCCCTGACAGCGATCCTTCAAAGGTTGGGTTCCTGATGGATCGTTGAAGAACCAACCGCCGCTCGGCCCTTTTTCGAGGAACAATTTAACCTCCAGAGTCGCGTCATTCTTTACCTTGAACACGAACTTGTTGGAGTGATTGAGGTATTTCGATTTGGCCTTTGAATCAGGTGCTGCTGTGCCAACTGACACAGCAGGTGTTGCTTCTGCTGGGTTGGGTTCGTATATCAGAAACAACTCGCCACCAGCGATCTCACTCGGGATTGCACACTTCCAGTGGAGTTTCAAGCTTGTGAATTTCCATTTGGCGTAGAGATTACAAAACTTGGTCAACCGTGTGTTTTCTGTCATCCGAGTCGGATCAATCATGATTTTGGCGAGCACTTGCCCTGCGCCCTCCAGGGTCGTGTTGGTAGTTTTAGTATCATCGGAACCAGCGGCCGTAACCGTCACATCCTGCAGCCAATCGTAGCCTCTGAAAGAAGCTCGATCAAAACCATTAGTGCGAAAGCGGCTGCCGCCACCAGCACCAGTACGGTTGCCACGGGAAGTACCGAAACGGCCACCACGTCCTCCTCTTCGACCTCCGCGTTTGCCACGCCGACCCCCTCTGGGTCCTTTGTGTGATCCTTTGTGGCCGCGCTTCCCATTCTTGTGCGACCCTTTCTTGGAACCTTTATGGGACCCCTTCTTTGAATTCTTTTTACTTCCTTTGGGAGGCATCTCGTCCACCACGAATTTACCGTCGACAATCTTTCGACCGTCCGGAGTTACAAAAACGTGTTCGTCGATTTGCCACTGTCCTTCAGGAAAGTGTTTCTTGCCCAGCTGATGAACAACTGAGTTGAAACGATGTCGCAAAGGTGCTGTGACGGTGTCAAAAGCCGCCTGTACCTTGGGACCGGAAAACGCCTGACCTATCAGTCGTGAGACCGTTTTGGCCAAGTGAATGCTTGCGATTGGTCGTCGCAAGCTTTGCTCTTCTGGGTGTAGAAGAGAGAATGATCGGAGTGTCTGCTCAACACTGTCCTGACCATTTTCACTCGTGTGGAGAGGAGATGCGAGTGAACGCTGTCCGACCTCCTCACCTGAATAAAATTCTCCAAGTTCGCGGTCGGTGTAGTATGCGCGCTTCACCGCGATCCACATCGGATCTAATCGCAATTTCTCTTCATACAATGCAACATAGTCCCAGAACAAGCGGTGGACAATCTTCCGAAGTTGATGGTTGCCCCAAGTCGCGATTCGTATATTCAAAATTCTCGCAAGCTCCCGTTGTGGTGATCGGTTTCCTTTCGACCACTGCAGAGAGCAAAGTATCTTGATTGTGTCAGGTGCGTGGAAAAACATCTTGTATTCGTCATCCCACTCAAAATTGAATGAAAGAAAGGTCACCTCGTTCCACAGCACCCCGTCCCAATATGGACTCTCGAGAGTCACCCCGAAATCGCGCTTAACAATCCAAGCATGTTTTGCAGGGTTAAATGATGTGTCTCTCATGTC